CAATACCCCCACTGAAATAAAATGCAATATTAATTTTAGACCCTGTTACTCGGATGGGTCTAGACATTGGAAAGATTTTAAAATAGCGCGCGTAGGATTTTATGAAAAGAAGAAGGTGAAAAAATGACAAAAAAAGTGTTAAAGGGAGATCTCATGGACCAGCTTGAACGTAATGGAACAGTTGGAAAATATTACGAAGATATGATCGAAGACTGGCTTGATTACTGGGAAACTAAGAAAGAACTCAAAGCAGATATTAAAAAAAGAGGAAACAAAGTTGAAAAGTATGATAGTAAAGGTCAGAAGCAAATTGTGAACAACGAAAGTAGTGATTTATTAATAAAAATCACTACACAAATGCAAAAAATATTAGAATTTTTAGGTTTAAAACCGCCATCAACAACTCAGGGTGGTGATGATAATGATGACGAGGATATGTAATTACCATCCATACATAGACAGTTATATTGATGGTTGCCGAAGTGGAACTATAGTTGTTGGTGAAGATATATTACTTGCACTTGATGTAGTAGAATATAAACTTAATAATTCGGAAGTATTTATTGATATAGAAAAAATCGATAAAGCAGTAGAACTAATGGAGAGATACTTTGAGATCTCTCTTTTTGATTGGGAATTATTCGTTACTGCGTTAATTCATTGTTATTATATTTCTGACGATACCGTAGTATTTGATGAGATTATGTTAGAGATGGGTAGAGGAAATGGTAAAAATGGTTTTATCAGTCCCATATCATGGTACCTAACAACCCAATACCATGGAATTAAGGGTTATAACGTTGATATTATAGCTAACAGTCAAGACCAATCCGAAACTTCGTTTAATGATGTTTATGAAGCATTAGACAGAACATGGAGTAAGTCAAAAAAGTTCTTCCATAAGACAAAAGAAGTTATTACTAATCTGATAACAAAGTCTTATATAAAATATAATACATCTAATGCCAGGACAAAAGATGGTAAACGTTCCGCTTGTTTGATATTCGATGAAATTCACGAGTATGAAAATTATGACATGATATCAGTATTCACAAGTGGGTTTGGTAAGCGAAAGCACTCAAGGATATTTTATATTACTACGAATGGCCACGTTCGCGAAGGTGTACTTGATGACAAATTAAAGCTTGCAAGAGATGTATTAAACGGAACAATTAAAGACCTTGGATTTTTACCTCTGCTTTATCATATCGACACCGAAGAAGAAGCACTCGATCACAAAATGTGGCATAAGGCAAATCCATCTTTAAAATATCTTCCCGAACTTATGAAACAGATGGAAAAAGAGTTTATACAAATGAAATATACTCCATCGGTAGAAAGAGATTTTTATACAAAGAGGATGAATTGGCCGAAGTCAAATGCAGAAATAGCTGTAACTGACTGGAAAAATATTGAAGCTACAAACAAGCTTATTCCTGATTTAAAGGGTAGACAAGCAGTTTTGGGAATTGATTATACTAAAATCACAGACTTAGCATCTGTTAATATACATTTTAGGGATGGGGATTTGCGATATGACATATCCCATTCTTGGTTATGCTTACAATCCGCTGATTTAAAAAGATTAAAGATACCTTGGAAGCAATGGGCGGAAGAAGGCAGATTAACGCTAGTTGATGATGTGGAGATTAATCCAACATTAATAACGAATTATATATCTGAAAAATTGTTATTATATGACATCAAAGGTATTGCTATAGATAACTTTAGATACGCTTTACTTAGTAAAGCTTTAAAAGATATAGGGTTTGACAAAGACCATAAAAACTTATGGCTAGTAAGACCATCTGACGTAATGAAAATAGTTCCGGTGATTGACAGCATATTTGTTAATCACTATTTTTATTGGGGAAATGATCCGCTTTTAAGATGGGCAACCAACAACACAAAATTAATAGCAAGCGGAAAGAAACAAGGAACAGATACCGGAAATTATTATTATGGAAAAATTGAGGGTAAGAGCAGAAAGACGGATCCATTTATGGCTTGCGTACATTCTACAGTGATTGAAGATTTATTAGATATGGGTAGAAGTGAGTATTATGATTTACCGGTAATCACATAAAAAAAGGAGGTGAGAAGTTTGGGAATAGCAACAGGTTTTATAGGTTGGATATCAAAATGGCTAGGAGGTACCGTCCCATTAAGTGGTACGGCTTTAGAAAATGCAATTGAAGAATATGCAGCTGAAATTCACATTAGAGAAATGGCCTTTTGGAGTACCGTCAATATCATTGCGAATGCAGTTAGCAAGTGCGAGTTCAAGACCTACGTAAACGGAAAAGAAGTCAAAGGTGCTGAATACTATCTGTGGAATGTATCACCTAACCTTAATCAAAACTCAAGTGCATTCATGCATAAGTTGATTTCAACTTTGTACATGAATAATGAATGTCTGGTGATTGAAAACAAAAAGCAACTATTAGTAGCTGATAGCTTTATAAAAAATCCATATGCATTATTTGACGATACGTTTACGCAAGTGACAGTAAAAGGATTTACATTCAGCGAGACATTTAAACAATCAGATGTCTTGTATTTTCAGTTATGCGAAGCGAATATGAGAGAAGTCATCAATGCTTTATATTCTACCTATTCAAAGCTTATAACGCATAGTATGAATGCTTATAACAAGTCAAGAGGAACTAAAGGAACTTTCAATTACGATACATTACCAGTTGCAGGGACAGACGAAAGAAAGTTTTTTGATTTGTTGATAACTGAAAAGTTTAAAACATTTATGGATTCAAGCGATGCGGTTATTCCACTAGGTAAAGGGCAGGCGTACACAGACATAGGGTCTAAAACCTATTCAAGTGAAAGCACAAGAGATATTCGGGCAATGATTGACGATATATCAGACTTTACCGCAAAAGGTCTTAACGTGCCACCAGTACTGGTGAGAGGGGACGTGCAAGATGTATCAAAAGCAGTAGACCAATTACTAACATTCTGCATTGATCCTTTGTGCGACATGATACAAGAGGAAGTGAATAGAAAGCGAGTAGGGCTATTAGATTACTTAAAAGGAACAAAGACAGTTATTGACACTAAGACAATTAAGCACATTGACTTGTTAAGCGTTTCATCATCCGTAGATAAATTGATATCAAGTGGGTGCTTCTGTATTAATGATATTAGAAGAGCTGTAGGGGATGAAGAAATAGACAAACCGTGGGCAAAGCAACATTTCATTACAAAGAATTATAGCTCAGTTGAGGATTTATTAAATGCAATAAATAACGGTGTTGACGTTGGAACATAAGACGCAACACTATTTTTATTTAGAAAGAAGGTGAAAGATTGAAAAAGACATGGGAACTTAAACAAGCTGTAGAACCTGGTACTTTGGAAATGTATATTTACGGAGATGTTGAGGGCGACTACTACGATTGGTGGAGTGAGAGAGAAATCAAAAGCGAAACATCGGCCAATCATTTTAGAGAAGAACTTGCAAAATTTCCAAACGCAACACAAATCAATATTTACATTAATTCTTATGGTGGAAGTGTATTTGAGGGAACGGCAATTTATAGCCAACTTAAAAGACACACCGCACAGAAAACAGTATATATTGATGGGTTCGCTTGTAGCGTAGCATCTGTTATTGCAATGGCTGGTGACAAAATAGTAATGCCAAGCAATACCATGATGATGATTCACAATGCTTTAAATGTAGTGGCTGGTAATTCAAAAGAATTAAGAAAAGCTGCAGATGATTTAGACACTATTATGGATGGGAATAGGCAAGCATTTTTAACAAAATCAAACGGAAAAATCACCGAAGCGAAGCTAATGGAATTACTTGAAGCAGAAACTTGGTTAACTGCAAAACAATGTTTAGAATATGGTTTTTGTGATGAAATAGCCGGAAAAGAAATTGATATCACAAACGCAACAGCAATGTTGCAAAAGGTCAATAAGACATTAGAGCAACATCTTAGCTATAACAAAGCTATTGCAGCTCAACTAAGAGAATCAGTTGAGCTAACGGTTGAAACACCTAAGACACCACCAACTCCACCAATAGAACAAACACCACCTATTGAGCTACCGAAAGAAAACAAATTACAACAAATGTTGCTTAGAGCAAATCAAAAGAAAGAAGGTAAATAATTATATGAAAAATTTAGATTTAGTACAACAGAAGAAAGCGGAAATTTTGCAGAGACTTAACGTTGCTATTACAAGCGGTAACGAGGAAGAATTTACACAAGCCTATACAGACTTAGCTAATAACATTCAAGAAGCTGTCATGGACGAAGCAAAGGGAATCATGCAAGCAGCAGACACAAACGTATTAGTAGGACGTGGAGTTAGACAGTTAACATCCG